GACTAAATTGGGGTCCTTACTTTTTTTGATATCAAGATAGGAGATAGTTTATGAGAGCATTGATTGATGGTGACATCATAGTATTCAGGGGTGCTTGTAGTGCTATTGGAGAAGAAACTTGGGTAGCTCTAGCAAGAGCTGACAAGATGATCCAAGACATACTAGAAGAAACTGGAGCTACAGATTATCAAGTGTATCTAACAGGTTCAAACAACTTTCGTAGAGAGCTAACACCTACCTACAAAGCACACAGACCTGATGAAAAACCAGAGCATTGGCAAGCAGTACGAGAGTTTCTAGTAACACAACACAAAGCAATCATTTGCAATGGTTGGGAAGCTGATGACCAAATGGGTATAGATCAAGACAAAAAAGGCAGCAGCACAGTTATCTGTAGCATAGATAAAGATTTATTACAAATTCCAGGTAGACATTACAACTTTGTTAAGAAGGAAGCACAACAAGTAGATACAGAACAAGGTAAGAAGTTTCTTTATTTACAGAGTTTGATTGGTGATAAGAGTGACAACATTATCGGAGTAGCTGGCATTGGACCAGTAAAGGCAGGTAAAGCTTTAGCAGAGCTTTTCACTGAAGAAGAGTGGTACGAAAAGTGCCGTGAACTCTATAACGATGATGAACGTTACCACTTGAATTTACAACTGCTGTATATCTGGCAAAAGCCCAACGACAGTTGGCAACCACCGCAGGTGGCAACCACAACAACTGACTCGCCCCAAGGCGAGGAAGCAACACAACAACAGGAACAACAATGACACAAGACATCAACATGCAACACATGAGCATGAAAGAATATGTAGCTATAGCAATACTTACAGAACTTGCAGGTAAAGATGCTGTTTTAAAAATGATTGGGGATGGAGAAACTACTGCTACAAAAGTAGTTGAATCTGCTTTTAATTGGGCAGAAGCATTTATGCAAGTGAGAGCTAGTCGTAATGCCAAGACCTAAAAGACACAATCCTTCAGGGTATCGCAGTGGTTTGGAAGTAAAATTCCAAGCGGCTTGCGAAGCTAAAGGTTGGAACTTGCCGTATGAAATTGACAAAATCAAATACACAATACCAGCCAGCAATCACACATACACGCCTGACTTCACTGTTACTGAGAACATTTACATAGAGACTAAAGGTCTATGGACAGGAGCAGATAGAAAGAAGGCGGTGTTAATTAGCCAGCAACATCCGTACATAAAAATTCTGTATGTGTTGCAGCGCAACCAGGGATTGTCTAAGAAAAGCAAAACTACTTACTTAGATTGGGCAGCTAAAAACAAGTTAGATGCTTGTGTCTTCTCAGATACACAGCATTGGACTGACTACATATTGAGGCACATATGAGTTACATCGTTGCTTCATTACCACCCATCAAATGTTTTGTTAAAAGAGAATTCTTATACAACGATCATAAGGGTCATGGAGAGTTAGAACCTGCAGTGTGGGTTAGCCTTAAAGCTTTGAGAGGCCAGGTGTTTCGTATTGAATCACTGCTTCCTGCTTATGGTGCTCTTTATGACAAGCTACCTATCCATGCTTATGTTTGGCACACAGATGTTACTGGTAACTTACCCATTGATGTCTTGCAGCTATGGGACTGTATGGGTTATCAGTTCACAATTATTGAAAAAATAGGTTTACGTAACTTGGGCGTTAAATTCTTAGGTAAAGATAAAGAGTTTCACTTTGGTAGGTACTTGTTTACTGTTGACTTCTGTGCTGATGGTATGGATATAAACACAGGTTTTACAGAACAATCTGAAGAACACAAAAGTTGTAATTTTATAGCATTAGACAATGGTCAGTTTGCAATACAACCTAACAACAGATGCTTATGGTATGACCAGAGCCTTATCCCTGCAGAAACAAAGTATCCAGACTTCCAAGCTGCAAAGAGATTGTGGTCAGTTGATGGTACACGCAAGTGGTCAGCAGGAGATGATTGGTTCTACGATATTAAGGAGAAGAACACATGAACATTAGAAATAATCGCAAACGTATTTTGGCTAAACTACAAACAAAGAAAAAGTCTTGTTGGTTTGTTCAGTCAATTATTAAAGACTCAGAAAAAAGAACAGTTTCTCGTCTTAGAATTCAGGCGTTAGTTGATAAAGCATTTCCAGATTTGGTAGGAGTAAAAGTATGAGCAAGGGAAGTAGTCGTAGACCATCAAACTTAACTAAAGATGAATGGTTTAATAAGTGGGAAGCTATCTTTGGTAAAGACTTAGAAAAGAAAAAAGCTGTTGAAGAAGCCCTTGATGATTTGTATGATTACGCAATACAAAAGAAGGAAAATAAAAATGAACAAACCTCAAAGTGATAACACAAAATGTTGCAATCACAACTGCGAACAAGGACGCAACTGTCCTGTACGCAATGCCACATTAGAAGAAGTTGCACTTGAAATAAACAACTTTAAAGCATTTGAAAAAGACACAATGGCAAGTTTTGCACGTTACATAAGGGACTTAAAAAAATGAGCTATGCAGATGTAGAAATGAAAATTGTTCAATGGGGAGAAGCTAGAGGCATTGTTCAAAATGGCACAGCTCTTTCTCAAGCAATTAAAACTTTAGAAGAAACAGCAGAACTGCTAGATGCTCTTAACAAAAGAAACCTAGATGAAACTAAAGATGCAATAGGAGACATTGTTGTTACTCTTATTATGGTGTGTGCAGTGTTAGACATCAACTTAACTGATTGTCTTAAAGGTGCTTACGAAGAAATAAAAGACCGCAAAGGTTATCTAACGCCCCAGGGAACGTTTATTAAGGAGACAAAATGACTGTTACTAATAGCATTTGGAAATCATTGCTAAACATATTTCAGGTCCCAGGACATGAAGAGTTAGCAATCAAAGAACTTAACGAAGCTAAGCGAGAGTTGCTGCACATGCAAACAGCTCAAAATTATTCTAACCGCATGGTTGAATATCACGCTGATAGGATCAAGCGTTTGACAGCTTACATCAATGAGTTTAGTCAAGAGAGGAACTCTCAATGAGAACATCTAGACACACAAAAATAAGACAGCTGTTGCAAGCATCAGAAGATGGGTTAACAATTAAACAGTTAGAACAACTGTTGCAAGCACCCAATAAAAGTGTGCAACAAACTATGCCTAATGTGTGGGGTGTTTATATAGACAGATGGCAGCCAGTTGGTCGAGGACAATTTGCATCAGTGTGGATGTGTGTAAATGTTCCTGATAACATTCCTAAACCCAAGAATACTAAAGCATGTACGCAATAGCATTAGGTCATAAACCCCAGCCAGTACACAAGCTGAAACTTTGTTACAAGTGTGAAACAAGTAAACCCCCAGAAGGGGGCTTAGATTTGGGACAAAAGTGGATATGTCAGTCGTGCTGGATACTAAGAACAACTGGCAGTCAACTTAAACAATACAAAAAAGTTAACTAGATAAAACAGTGTGGGCATGATTGATGTGTTTGATTCTGTCATCCAAACCAATTGTGCCGCCATTAATTTTTTTAGTCATTGTTATGTAGTCTTGTTGGTCTGCATATTGGTTTAGTTTATGAGTGTTCCAGAACCAACCAGCAGTCATAGCAGCGTACATAGGAGTTGCTACTAAATCAGGCTCCATGACAAAATCCATTCCGCAAGCCTTACCAGCATGGAAGTAGTTGGCGTGTCCTGTAAGCTGGATACACCCACGCCCACGGAAACGATAGCCGTCACCACTAGCCTCATCACGATTACCCATACGATTAGAGTAGACCATGTTGGCAATCTTCTTAGGATTCTTTGCATATTGGTTGGCAATTTCTATTGTGGGAAACCTTTTAGACCAGAGTTTCATTAATGTTTCAGCTCTGTAGTTAAGGTTTTCTTCAAGAACTTTAAAGTTGCCACATTCGTGACCACATTGACCAATGAATGAAGCTTGTCTAATAGGTGTAGATATATTAAAACGTTGAAAAGTTTCATTCAAAGCATCAACCCACACAGGATCAATGTGCATCTTTTGTAAGTGTTCACTATTGACCATTGATTAGATTCCTTACTTCGTTGTAGGCTGCAACACAGGTGTTGAGTTTGACGATGGCTTTATCCCCATCGGCTGCGATGTCGATAAGAGCTGATATAAGCGATTGCTCAGATTCGGTTGGAGAGGAGTTGTTATCTCCTGGGGTAGGGGTGGAACTTGAGCTGGTTTGTGGACAACTGGGGGTTGGGAGGCGCAACTTACCAGTCCTAGCAAGCTCATGCATAGCAGATTGTTTCTTAACAACTTCATCTTGTGCCTTTCTTAATTGAGTTTCTTGATCTAACAGTTTAGAACTCATGTTTTTTTCTAGTTCACGAGCTTCTTCATTTTTTTTAGCAATAGCTAACTTCATGTCGTTGTCTCTGTCTGTCCAACCAAAGTGATAACCACTTCGATAAGAACCAAACAAAGCAATACATGTTGCTAATAACAAATAAGGTAATGGTATGCCAAACATTAGTCAACCTCTTTTCTTGCATTAGCTAACTCTTCTCTAGATTCATCGTCTTCTAGATGTTCTGGAGGTGTATTTGGAGGAGGAGGTGGAACCCAAGATTCATCTAAGTCAGGGTTTTTCCAAACGGGCATAGCACCAAAAGGTTGACTAGGTAAACCATACGCAGATTGAGGGGGTGCGTATGATGAGCCACTATACAATCCTTGTTGCATTGGTTGACACATAGGCTGCATCATAGGAGGCGTAGG